GCACAGCGCGTCATAGGCTCGCCATCTACCCGTAAGAGATTGTCGGTACTGTTCGACAAGCCTGAAGACTATCAACTGTTCGAGAACGCCCTTACTCGTGAGAGCGAGCTGTTCAGGAACGCTCAAGACATCGTCAGGGGTAGTCGTACCGCCAACAAGGCAGCTGCCATGCAAGATCTGAAGAACCCAAGCAGGCTTCTGGATGTTGCCGGGGACGCAGTTGACATGTCAATTGGCGGAACTGGAACCATCATCGGTAAGGTTCTGAAGTTCATCCAGTCTGGTGCGAGTCTTGATGAGAAGACCGCCGGGAATGTTGCACACATTCTCAAGGCTGGGAGCCCGAACGAGGTTGGACATGCTTTAAATCTATTAGAGGCACACGGCAAGGACTTTGCGAAGCGACAGTCTGTTAGAGGTATGACAGAGAGAGGAATCTCCGCTGAAACGGGTATACTTTCAGCTCCAGAACCATCAGCTGAATACAACCCAGAGCCTGCAGTCGATGTTGACCAAATAATGGAGAGACTAAAAAGTGAGCAACAGTGAGCTTAATCAGTTAAGGCAGAAGTACGCTATTGGCGGCGCTGTCGCCAAAAAGTTTGTCTCATCTATCGACAATGCAATCCAGACCCTTAAACAGCAGAAGGGTACTGGTGAGCAGATGCTCAAGCAGATTCAATCTTCCGGGGTCAAGAAGGAGGAGATGGATCTCCGCCGCGTCCCCCAGTTCCTAGCGAATAAGCCGTCAGTCACCAAAGAGCAGCTGGCTCGCCATCTTGAAAAGAATCCAATCCCACAGATCAATGTAATTGAGAAGGTTAGTAAGTTCGGCGGGAAAAATCGTCAGTGGCAAGATCCCGATGGCGCGTGGAACAATAACCATGCAAAGTTTGGTGATGCAACCCTGCAAACACCGGGCGGGAAGAATTACAGGGAGCATCTGTTACAGCTGCAGATGCCAGCACTATCAAAAGAGGATATATTTAAGAATGTATCTAATAAGTATAAGCCAGAGATAGAAGAGCTCACTAGAGCGTATCGTTTAAGAATCGATAACGGTGAGGATGCGAGCGCCTTCTCTGACCGCATAGACCATCTCATTAAGAAAAGAAACAGTGAGGCGGAAGCGGAGGCTTCATTGTCGCGTGACAATGAGTATTCTAACGGTCACTGGGACGAGCCGCAGGTTGTTGCCCATGTGAGGATGACAGATAGGGCAGGGCCTGAAGGAGAGAAGATCCTGCATGTCGAAGAGATGCAGTCTGATTGGCATCAGCAGGGACGAGAAGCAAGAAAGGGCCAAGCGAAAATTCTCGCCAGAGAGAAGGGGATATCGGTTGCGGATGCCCTCAAGGAGATCCCTGCAGATGCCGGATACCTAACGCCTAAAGATGACGCTGCCCTTGCAAAGCTCAATAAGGATATCTATCGAGTTGGAAGAGAGGGCGTAAACGAAGAAGAGATTAAGAATCACTTTGTTCCGGGGAGAGTTATCAGATCGAATCTACTCGACCAAGATCTTGTCAACAATTACCATGACAAGGTATTGGCCTTTGACCCAAAGGGTGGCCGTGGCCTCGATATCTCTAAGTGGACTGTTGAGACAGCTAGGGAATTTCCACATAGTGGGCAGCGAGAGTTAAGGGTGCTCGATGAGGATGGACAGTGGAGGGGAACATACTCTGGCTTTAGTGGAACTGATGCTGATGCTATAAAGCAGGCCGCCGCAAGAAGTTCTCCAGTGTCGTGGTCGGCAAGAGTGATTGAAGTAGATCCAAAAACTGGCGAATCAGTTCCCGGCGCATTGCCAAGGGATATTAGTAATCAGTCAAACATTGACCGTACCGATCCAACACTCAACACTCTTAGATCATATAGAGAGCAGCGCGATGCGCTTAGCCGCAAGGTTCCTGACGCTCCATTCAAGTCAACATGGCCCGACTTAGTTGTTAAGCATGTATTCGATACTGCAGCCAGAGAGGGATATGACAAGGTTTCATTTGCCCCAGCTGCAGAGCATATCAAGCGATACAACATGGCGAATTATGTTGATGAGATCACTGCCACCTTACGTCCAAATGGAAAGTTTGACATACAGGGCATAAAAGACAAGACCCCTATTCTTGATTCAAAAGGTATATCTAGGGAGGATCTGGCTGCTCATGTGGGCAAGGATCAGGCCGAGAAGATTGTGAGCCAGATTGATAATAGGCCAAAGCAAGATCCATCATGGGATGAGATTGACCCCCCAATGGTAAGTCTCGCTGGTGAAAACCTGAAGATGGGGACGAAGCAGGCTGCGGGGATGGTTAAGTTCTATGACGAGATGCTCCCGAAGCTTGTGGATAAGTACTCATCCAAAGAGTTTGGGGTGGGAGCTGGTAGGACGTTCATACCCGAGCTGGATACAGGAAAGAATCCATCACTTACTCCAATGGGCTGGGCAGAGTCTCGGCGTGTTGGTAACGCATTCTCTGTAGATATCCCACAGAGCACAAAGGATAAGATCCTATCCCAAGGTCAGAAGCTATTCTCTGTTGCACCAGCTGCCCCAGTTGGGCTTGGTCTATCGCAGGAGGAGCCAGCTAAGTATGCCAAGGGTGGTATTGCTAAGAAGCTTGCAGAACGTGCGGCAAAGTCTATTGAGTCCAAGGTTAACCGGGCCAAGACAGAGTGGGAGATATTGCATGATACAGCTCAGAAGAATGCAGCTCTACCAAAGGATAAGGGCGGACTAGGACTGCCTGCAGATAATACCTATATAGACAGAGCTAATGCTATGGGTAAAAAAGATGTGTACCACGGGACAAAGCAAGACATAACGGGGGCATTCAAACCGGGGTATGACGATAACTTGGCTTTTGTAACCGAGTCCCCAGAATTTGCAAGTAAGTGGATTGGTAAGGGCAAGTTGCAACAACGCTCTGGTGGGCAGGCAGAGCAAGAAGTAAAGTCAGCTGAAGATGTATATCGTGGAATACGGACAAAGCATTTGTATTCTGATGACGCTCTTCAGCGATTGGAGGGTGATGAGTTCAATAAGGAGTACGACCGCAGAAATGCATTATCCAGAGCTGATCAACTAAAAGAATTTGGGGGCGCTATGATCCCAGACAAAATGCACTCAACGGTTTATCCGATGAAGGTTGATGCCAACAAAACATTCAACCCGGAAACTGACATGCATGTAATGTCGGAGTTCTTTGAGAAAAACAACATACCTTCAGACGTTCAAGATCTTTATACTGGCGGCAATTACATGATGTATGAGACTAAGCCAGTGGTTGGGTATCTAAAAAGCAAAGGGTATGACTCAATGAGGTTGCGTGAGTCTACTGGAGATGATTACCCAACGATTGCGGTATTTAATCCATCTCAAGTACGCTCCCGCTTCGCCGCCTTCGATCCTTTCCGTAGACATGAAGCAGACATTCTTGCTGGTGTAGGTGTTGGCGGAGTGCTTGCCCCAGAGTTAATATCCGAAGAGCTCAATAAGCTCAAGAAGAAGTATGCCAAGGGCGGCGAAGTTGCTAAGAATAGGGCATATCAGGGCGAGGTTAGGAACACGCCACAAAATAAGATACTTGGTCTGGCCGCTCATCTCCTGAAGCCTATCTCTGAGTTCGCCGGGAAGTATACGGTTCCAGAGAGAGATCCAATATTTGGCGGGATGACTGGTGCTGATCTAACAGGTGTCGAGTCATTGCGTAAGGTAGCTGAAGACGCGAGCTATAGAGTACCTCCGACAACTGGCAGGGGCATGACGATAACGCTCAAGCCAGAAGTTGTTGATGCCGCTGGTGGGGCTACATTACTTGGTCAAGCTGGCAAGGCATTTGTCAAAGGTGCTGCTAAAGAAGCCGCTAGACAGATTCATACTGGTACTGGGGTTCTGGGTAGTAAGGTGATTGACCCTCGCCAGAGAATGTTTGTTGGCGAGAAATCACAGACTTGGGACTCTCCGGCAGCTGCCAAAGCCGCTGAGATGGAGAGTGCTGGCGAGAGCCCTGTAAAAATATGGGCAGCGACAAAGAACTTTAAAGGGCCAGACAAAAAGTGGCGGCAAGAGATTGATGACAGTGTTGCGCCATATTCTGCGAATGCAGCGAGTCTTGGGAGCCAAGCATTTAAGCAGAAGCAATATGATGAGGCCGTTCATGCGTCTAAGTTAAAAGAGATCATGGATACTCATAGCATCGGGACTGCTGATGCGAGCAAGATATTTGCAGATAAGTACGGTCGGGAGCCAATTTCTGGATCAGTTTATCTAGCTGATAGGACAAGGGGTCATGACTTGGCCCGAAACGAAGCTGAAGCACTGTCCAGTCTGCAAGACAAGAACTTCTATGGACATACCAAGGAGTTCTATGACAATCCAAGGCTTTATGAGGCATATCCGCATCTAAAAAATATGCTCACCCATGTTGAGGATATTCCCCATGCTGGCGGGGTGTTTAGCCCATCCGGCGGCGGTTCTTCTGCATACATTACCCTCGATAGACGTTCTGGAAAGCCTGAACTATTGCATGAGATGCAGCATGCGATTCAAGATAAAGAGGGTTGGGCAAGAGGTAGCAGTCCAGATGCAATGTTCTCATCAAAAGGGACAATAGGGCCAAACACTCTAAACCCAGAAGCGCAGAAAATATTTGATGGCATGGTTAAAGCTGGCCTCAAGCCCTCGCAAGATGACGCTGCACGGGAAGCTTATCATCGCCATGCTGGAGAGGTTGAGTCCCGCCTAACTGAAGCCCGCATGAATATGACTCCTGCAGAACGTGCGGCAAACATTCCTAAATATGATGTTCCAGTCGAGGATCAGATCGTTAAGTTTAAGTATGCCAAGGGCGGTAAGATTGCCAGTGCTGGCGGAGACTGGTTGGCAAAGAAGCTGGTTCAATATCAAGAACAGGCCAGACCTAGTAAAGCTGAGAATATAGCAGCTGGGCTCTATCACCCCATAGGTGGCGGAATTAAGTTGGTGAAGCCCTTGTCAGAGATGACATCAACTAGAGTTCCAAACACTCCAATGGTTCCCCGAAAAGCAATCTCTCCAGAGGAGCTGTATGGAAGCTACATCGTTCCTGCACTTGGAGATAGAACCGCTGCAGGGTCACTGTTAACCCATATTGGTGAAGCCAAGTTAGATATCCCGGTTCAGCTTGAGGGTGGCGCAGACTTCATGAGATCGCATGCACCATATGGAGCCGCATGGGCTGCAGACAAGGGGGCGGCATCGAGCATTTCCAAGCAAATAAGAGGTGCAGCCGAAAGCGGTAGAGATGTTTACATGCCGTATGTTGCAATGGCGCACACCCCTAGCGGTGACTTCTCAACGATGATGGCTAATAGCCTGTTGGAGCAGATCGGAAATAGCAAGATTACCAAAAAGGCTGTAAAGGAATTCGATAGGAACGTTAAGGCAGTGCGTCCAGAGTTCAAGGGGTTATTGCACCCAGAGACACGGGACATGCTTAATGACAATGGTGCGCTACGGCATGCGTTTGTTGCCGAGATGGGGTTAAAGCAAAATGCTAATGCAGGGTTTCCAGATCTCGCAACTACTCGGGCAGCGATAGCTGAGCCCGAACTTCTGGATGCGCCGCTTCACTCTTCAGGGTTCACCATAGCAAAGATGGATCCAGCTGGCGGCATCATCACAGACCCGGCATCACCAGCTCATACCTCTTACAATACTCAATTAGCAGGGAAGTATGTTGGCGGGTTCGCTGCACAGCCACCAAGAAGTGTAATGTTCCCAACATTCTATAATGCGAGAAGGGCTGCGGGCACTCCAGAGTTTGGTGATCCGAGGTCGTTCCAGTTAGGGCATCCCGGTCAGGTTGCTAACCAAGAGTGGCTGGATAGCGTAATGAACTGGATGGAGAAGAACCCAAAGGTTAAATAGGCGGAAGCTCTAAGATCTCTCTCAGGTACTTAGACACGTCATCGATCAGCCATTCCGTCTTGTGAGAGAATTGACCGGGGAATGGCTGTGCACTTTCAACGGCAGATTCAACCATTGTCATTAGATGCTCATACTGGATCTGATTCTTGTCCATGATGCCCTCGCTGTAGATAAACATATATTATACACCATAGGAAGGTAGATGATGAATAAAGCCGCGATTGCTAGAGTGCTATGCAAAATGGGTAAGTCCAATCTCTCTGCTGGTGAGACATCTGAGTGTCTGCAGGGCATGAAGGGGTTAATTAAGGTGCTGAGCAGTCAATTTGCATCTGGCGGCAAGGTTGGCTCTAGTATAAAATCCACTGAGCGGCCAGCTCTTAAAAAGACAGACAGATTTACTACTGCTGGCAGGCCAGTATATGAGAATCCAGAGGGTGAGCTGGTATCAGAGAAGTCGATTACCGTACCAATTGATGGGAGCTGGATCAACGTTCCAAGTATCCATGACGGGGTGCAGCATGATGAGGATGATGTTATCCACATGCTAAAGTCTGGGAAGATACAGCCGACCAGTGTCCATCCAACGCTTGAAGATGCGATTGGTGCAGCACAGCGGCGCAGCTCTGGACTCCTCTCTTACCAGTCAGGTGGGTTTGTCCCGACTACTCCACCTCCGCCAACTAGGAAGTTCTATGGCACATGGAATGGCAGGCCCGTGACAGAGGAGCAGATGAAGGTGCTTGAGGCGACTCAGGCTCAGAACGAGGCGAATGACCCGATCCAGCAAGAGTTGAATGACTATGCAAGAGAGGCTACGGCTCGAGCTGCTGCCAGACGAGCAGCTGCTACAACCAAATAACTAGGGGTAAATCATGACAAAGAAGGCAGACAAGATAGTGTCAATCGTCAAAGAAGTTGACGCAGAGATCGTAGAAGTTGTCAGCAAGGTGGACAGCACCAAGGCCCACGCCATTGAATTAATCAAAAGCTCTTACAGAACAATCTTTATAGTTGTAGTCGTTATCGGCATTCTGGTCTGGTTGATATAATGGACGCTCAAACTCTAATCAATATCGGGGCTGGTGCGACACTAGCCACAGTCGGATGGCTCTGTCGCACTCTATGGGATGCGGTCGAGAGACTCAAGACAGATATTCAAAGGATCGAAGTCTGTCTACCATCTCACTACAGCCGGAAGGATGACATCCAGTGCCGCTTCGATAAGCTCGATCTTACGTTAGAAAAGCTATTCGATAAACTTGATTCAAAGGCAGACAAGTGAAAAAGGCGCACAAGTCCAAAACACTCTGGTGGAATGGGATCTTACTCTTAGCACTGGGACTGATTGAACTTGCCGCCCAGACATTCTCTGCGTTCATCCCGCCAGTAGTATATGCTGGCTTGGTATTTGTCAGCAGTGCCGGGAACATGATCCTAAGATACAAAACGACTGAACCGATAGAATGATCACGCTGCAGGAATACTTTAACAACAAGACCGCAGCTGTCACGCCAGAGATCAGCCTGAATGCTGTGGATCTGCTGAAGCGTGTAAATGATCTGCTGGCGGAATTCACGCTGGCAACCGGGAAGCATATCCCAGTCAGTCTGAAGACCGGGTGCAATATCTCTGGCGATCACAATGGCGATGGCGGGTTCAGGTTACAGAACTCGAAGACGGGTAGTCCGTTTAGCTCGCATAAGTCTGGTCAGGGTGTAGACGTGGCGGATACGGCTGGCGACATCGATGAGTTCGTAACAGATTCAATTCTGGAGAAACACGACCTCTACAGAGAGTCGCCCGGATTTACACATGGCTGGTGTCACCTATCTACCCGGAAACCGGGCAGCGGTCACAGGACATTCATTCCTTGATACCATTTGTCGCCGGAATACAGGCATTATCTCTAAGCGCCAAAATTGCTATCGCCACAACGCTCGCTGCTGCATTATTTTCTGCTGGTCTATACGTTGGTCACCGTTGGGGAGTAACAAGCTGTTATGAGGCTCAAATCGAGGCGCAGGCCCATGCTATTGAAACAGGGATCAAACAGGCGGTGGTTTCAGACAATACGGTCACAAGGTATGTGGATCGAGTACAAATCGTGCAAAAAACGAGCAGAGAGATAATTAAAGAGGTGGCTTATGTACAAGATACTTGCAATCTGTCTGCTGGCTGGCGGATGCTCCACGATAGCGCCGTCAAATCTGAACTTCCCGACCCCACCAGAATTGTTGATGAGGGAACCATTAGCCTTGAAAGTGCTACCCATACCATCCTTGAAAACTACCAAGCCTGTAACGTCAACGCAGAAACCCTAAAAGCCCTCCAGTCTTGGGTCAAAGAAGAATCCGCCATAAAGTAACGATTAAGTTGGGCTAGGGGCATGGCCCGAAAACGACAGATGGGTGGGATTCACAATACGTCCTAAACTCTACTGCTCGCTGCCTGACTTATTCACAATAGATGGGTATCACCCTTTTGTCAAAAGGGTCAAACCCCTCGACCCCTGCACTTATCTCTAACCGACAGAACTACTATCTCTAATATGTATAGGATGAAGGCAGTATCTATATGCCTTCTCTAAGTTAATAACTGTTAACTTAAATAGCAGGTATTGTTAACTTGAATCCCGCGAGCGGTTTCCGAATCCCGCGAGCGGTTTCCGAATCCCGCGAGCGGATTTCACTTCTCATCACAGTACTGGGAGATCATCTTCTCCTCTTCCTGCTGCTTACGCTTCAGCTCGCTTGGCGGAACCCAGCCAAACTTCCTGAATGTCCTAACCACATCGGTTGATACGTCATTGATGTAGATGAAGCTCTTGTCTGTTATGTGGCGGTGGTTGTGATGGATCACGACACCCTGATCATCGTCATATTTACTCATATTGTTCCCTCTTATTTGTAGAAGTGGTGAAGCCCACAGGTGGTGACATGCGTAAGCCTGTACCAACTGGCTGGCTTATCTATCCAAGTCGCATGGAAGTGCGTTGCATCAAGCCGACCCCGTCCATATATGGCGGTTCTGGCCGCTCGCTCGGACTTTGCCCAAGCAGCACTCTCTCTATTTGGTCGGTGCTCAACCTTTAGAACCCCATTGGTCATCTTCTCTGGAACCCAGCTGAACTGAGCGGGAGCCAAAACAACCTTGGCGATGTCTCCATCAGGCCCCATCTGATTTAACCTATTAAGCACGACCTGCCCAATCTTGACCTGACAATGCTCAGGCTCAGACCTTCCTTCGTACCAGATCGTCAGCGTCAGCCAGAGCAGCATGCTCTCCATCAGTTATATCTCTTCTTGTCATGGTGGGTCTTCTCACTGTCACGCTCTTGAGCGTCATCGATCATGTCAGATATAAAGTACAGGGCCTTATCCTTGTCCGCCCCGGACGAGACGACCGCAGCTGAGTACAGGATCGCCAGTATTGTTATGGTCTCGTTGGCCTTGTGCTTTATCAGGATTTCTGACAGCTCTTTGAGAAGAGACGAGTTGAGGTAGCTCATGTCGCTCATAGCATGAGTCCTATTAAGTATCCGATTAGCACCAGCAGCAAAATTACCGGGACAACTACTACACATAGAATCACACAGACGATCATCGTCTCGTGGTGAGAGAACCTGTACCGCCATTTATCCTTAATCATGCTTTGATCCCTTTATGTAGAACTTCCTGTTTACAGTAAACCCATTGGTCTCCAGTATTCCTTGATCAACTAAAGCCTTTAGGCTACCTCCCAAACTGGATGGAGAGATGATTCTACCCCCTAAAGCCCGCTCCAGTAACTCCCGGCGCTGCGCCCCCGGCTTGTGCTTAACGTATTGGATGATGTCCATCATGGCCGCAGTCATCCGCTTTACCTGCCTAGACCTGCTCTGTCGCTTGTAGTCCCGCATCTCTACAGTCCGCATAAGCTTCAGCCGTTCAGTCTCCTCCCATTGCAGCCTGTTTCGTTTGGTGATGTTAAGCACATCATCAGCGATCCCAGCCAGCGATCCCTTCCCCGTCAAATCCGAATACTGCCCCCCAACTGGATAGTTAATTTTCGTTCCCCGATATTTTTATTGGTTAAAAAGATATAGCTTGTCTCGATTAAAGGCATCGATACTTTTTTCAGCACTTGGCTATTTCGCGCCGGACGCATTCATCTGGAGATGAATTTGTTAACCTTGTCCATGGCATCTTCCTTGCCATTCCCCATGATAACCGTGTGTCCGATGCCCTCTAAGTACTCGATCCAATCCCGCTGCGATGCGCTGATCGTCCCGCCCTTCTCGTTCTTCATCTCGATCCATAGATTCCATGCCGGGACAAATAGATCTGGAACCCCGGCGCTTACTCCCTCCGCCTTGAGCCGAGCCCCAGTACCTGCAGACCGAGCACCCCCATTTGGTATGGCGAAGATCCTAACCAGAAAGCTGCGCCTAAACCACTGCACCAACTCCCGCTGCTCCTCATGTTCTGTCTTCATTTCCAGCTCCTATTCATGACCTTAAAGAACTTCCCGTCCCGCTTGTACTCTATGCGTTTTGGCCGTGCTACTGCGTCATTCAAATTCCCAGCGGTCTTTTCCATGTCATCCCCTATCTCTGGCCCATAACGCGAAAACTCCTTAGAGTCCCAGATTATTTTCATCAACAGTTTGCGGGCAATTTCTCCAGCATATCCATCATGGGCAATGCAAAGGTACTCGCTAACGATTGGGTCTGATAGCTTAGTGCCATAGTACCTCACCATCAACATATCTTTGCCGGACTGCCTGCTGGTGTGAGCTGACCAAGTCCACGACTCAATCGTCATATCATTCCCGGCGATCCCCATGATGTCATCATCATGGAGTTTTAGGCCCGCCCCTTTCTTTTTATCATTGCCGGGAAACTCATACTCACATGATGGGCAGATCTTCACCGATGGATGAACGAGCTCATGGCACTCCGGGCATACCTTGACGGGCGGCACACCCCCACCCTCCGTGACCTTTTGTGGCGTATCTACACTGGTGATTGGCCCATGCCGAGAGACGTTCCCGGCAAAATCCAGCACCATGCAATGATCAGTGTGGCTCTTCGGGCGCATCCCCCTACCCGCCATCTGGATGTACAGCACCGCGCTCATGGTCGGGCGCAGCATTACGATCAGGTCAAGGTCGGGGTGATCGAATCCAGTGGTGAGGACATTGGCATTGGTCAGCGCCTTTATCTTCCCGCTGCGAAAGTCGGCCAAGATTCTAGTCCGCTCCTTCTTTGGGGTATTGCCCGTGACCGTCTCCGTCACAATCCCATACCGATTGAGTTGATCGGCAATGTGGTAGGAGTGCTCTACGCCAGAGCAAAAGAATAGCCACGACCGCCTGTCTCCCGCCCTCTCTATTGTCTCAGTTACCACCATAGAGTTCTGCAAATCGGTATCAACTGCGGACTGCAGTTCACTCTCGATGAACTCCCCGCCACGCTTGTGGACTGACGATGTGTCCAGCTCCGTCTTGGTCTTCTTTGACTGCAGCGTTGCCAAGAACCCTTTGTAGATCAACTCAGGGATGCGGACAGACTCAAGCAGCGCATCGAATATGGCGGGTTTGTCGGTGATGACCCCATGCCCCAGACGGTACGGGGTGGCGGTCAATCCTACTACCCGCAGGTTGGGGTTGATCGAGGTCAGGACATCGATCAGAGTCCGATACCCACCCTCAGCCTTGTGTCCAACGAGGTGGCACTCGTCAATGATAATTATGTCGATATGTCCAATCTCATGCCCACGCTTCCTGACCGATTGTATCCCGGCAAAGGTGATGGAGTTCCCCAGTTGGCGCATCCCCATGCCAGATGAGTAGATCCCCATCGGCGCATCCGGCCAGTGCTCACGCATTCTGGCGGCATTCTGCTCGATCAGCTCCTTGACGTGCGTCAGCATCAGGATTTTGGTGTTGGGCCAGCTCTGTATCGCAGCCTTGCAGAACGCCGCAATAATGTGACTCTTGCCCGACCCGGTAGGCAGGACTAGGCACGGGTGCTTGAGCTTGCTAGTCCTGAACCAGTTGTCGAGATCATCCAGCGCACGTTGCTGGTAGTCCCGTAGCAATATCTCAATCATCCTACAATCCTCGCATCGAACTCAGATCTCAGCTCATTAATAACCTCATCTGGATTGGCGCAGGCATTTGGATTGGACACCATCTCCTTGCTCGAGAAGCATTGGTTGTCATAGGCAACGTTCCGATCACCATTCCTGACGGGCTTGCCATCAATGATGTAGACAGCCTCGTGTGCGTTGTCGCTATCTACCCTGTCCCACGGCACTAGGTCAGGATGTAATACATGTGAGTCACAGCCAGTGCGTTGGTTCTCTACCGCCAGTTCAATGTTGTCGTATCTGGCGCACGTCCATTTGGAATCTGGTGTGGCCGTAGAGTGGGCGCAGGTACGGCAGTTCACCTCTTTGGTGAGCTTGGTGTCGTGGCAGAATGAATGAGCAGGACACCACTTGCACTGATACCAGTCTGGTGCAGCTCCAGCACAGGGCTCCGGCATCCGATCCAGCATCGTGATCCTGACACCACGAGCAACAGCCTTCTCGGCAACCTTCTTGTCGAGCCGCACTCGCTCTGTGTGGATGCGGTCATCGTCCTTGCAGACACCAACGTACAGCGCCCGGTCTATCTTCTTGCCCATCATGTAGACCTGCATCTGAACATAGTGCATCGGCTTACTCGCCTCGACCCCAACCTTAATCAGATCATCGAAGGACTTCTTGGAGTGCGTCTTGAACTCGGCGATGTGCTTCTTGGCTGGCGCTTCTGGAACCCCATGCGTGATCACGCCGTCCAAGCTGCCTGATACATGTGAGCCAAAATCAACCCGGCTCTGAGCACCACCAGTTGATACTATGGTTATGCCTGCAGATCTCAGGTCGCTCACAATCTGAGCCTCTTCATTCTGCCCGCGCCTGAACAGACGCAATACCCTGCCGGGGAACTTCTCGACTACCGTCCATCTGAAGGACAACCACAGCCATCTGTCGCACGGGTGGCCCAGCATGGATGCCCCAAGGTGGGGGCGTGGCGGCTCCTGCCGCTCCTCGTGGGCGCGGTCGATCATTGCTGATAATGAATTCATTGGTTCTGGAATCTTCATAAGAATAAACCCCACCCTTTCGGGCAGGGTCTCCGTTATTTACTTCGTTGACCAAGACGGGCCGCTGCCCTTTGCCGCTGTCTTGGTTGCAGCTTCAGCTGCAGGGATGCCGCCTGACAATGCCTTGTACGCCTTGATATTGTTCTTGTCGCCGTACTCTTCACTGCGCTCGATACCCAGATCGATCTTCATGCTCGCGCCGATGAGGTGGTCTGAATCGGTAGCAGTTGGGATTCCGCCAGCTAACATGATCGCTGCGAAATCCTCGCGGCCACGCTTCTCAGCTGTAGGGTTCGCGTTACGAACGTTGATGTTCGTGAACACGACACGGCCCTGATGTGTTGGGCCAGTGATGTCAAAGCGGATCGAGACGTACTTGCCCGTGCCGGACTTTGTGGCTTTGATTTCAGCCTTGGTTATTGTTGCGTCATACCAACCCACTGGTAACGGCTCGAAAGAGTTAGAGGGTTGATCCATCTTGCTAAGGTCAAATGTTTCACCTAATGAGGCCATTTTATTGCTCCTTGATTTGAATTGAAAAGCTGGGGCGACCCGGCTCGGTTGTCACCGCGTCCAAAAGTGGGCGGGTGATTGCTTCTGATGCTGCTTTCCATACTGTTACATTCATCTCGGCCTTCCAGCGGAACAGGCTTGAGAGGTGGTCAGACAGACCATTCTCCTCGGCGATCTGAACCAGCATCTCGGAATCAACCTTACGGTTGAGACGGCCTACGATCTTGAGCTTGTAGCTGCCGACATCGAAGTTCTCCGTACCCTCAAGAGATTCTGGAATCTCAAGAGCTGCAACGATTAGATCCTCGAAGCGCCTGCGCCGTGCAGTAGCCTCTGACTCATCGGTCTTGCTGGCTTCCCACTCGCGCACGAGATACTCGATGTCGTTGCTCACTTTGCACCTCCGATCTTTGCAATGATCTCACCCAGATCTGGAGACTCCCACCTATTGAGCTTCCCGCTACGATCCTTTGCCAGCCATGAGCTGTCTGAATCGCACATCAATGCCCGCTGACTAACGCCCTCTTCATTCGTCTCGACCCGTAGTGCCATTACCAAGTCGAAGAAGTATGGAAGGCTCTGTCCAGTCTTATTGCCGGGCATGCTGGGTGAGTACAAGATCTTCCCGGTCTCGTCAGTTGCCTTCTCAGCCTTGGCCGTAAAGTAGATGTGACGATCTGAGATGTCGCGGAAGCTTCTGATGATCTCGGTCATGATGTCCTGCATCGCGCCATACGCAGCACGAGGATCTTTGTTGCTTTTCTTTTCTGCGATCAGCACCACTTCGGCGATCTCTGAGATAGAATCCAGAGCTATCGACTCAAAGTTTTTTGCTTCGTCAGCAGAAGTTGCCCAATTGTAAGCCTCGCGCAGATCATCCAGACCACGGATCTCGATGTATGGTAGGTCTGCGTCTTGTATTGACAAGAGACCGCCCTCGGCTGAGATTATGACTGGGTGAGGAAGTGTCTTGATGAGAGATGTCTTGCCAGCTCCTGCTTGGCCGTACACCATCATCTTGACCCCCGATGATGCAATGCTGCCAGTACCTTTTAGTTGAATTGCCATTTGAATCTCCTATTTATTTACATCGGTTGGGGAAATTCCCGGTCGATGCAGGTTGTATATTATTTCAAGATGAATTATATTGCAAGCGTTATCGACAAATTAATTACGAGGGTGCTAACAATGATGACCGTGGAAGAGATAAAGCTACATCTTACTGATTCAAACTTAAAGAAGGTCGCGGAGCGAGCTGGCATACATCCCAGCACGGTCTATCGGTTCTTCAGCCCGGACTCCAAGCCATCGTATGAGACAGTCAAACTGCTCAGCGATTATTTGGAGAACCGCACATGGCAGATCTGACAGAGATACTTGGCGATTGGTCTCCATCTAACCAACCGCAAATTGATCCGCCAGAGATACAGCTGGCGAATGCCATGCGATCTGCTGGGCTCGAGCCGCCTACAGATATCAGGTTAGACGGCAGGCTGCATCGGTTCGCGTCCGGCACAAAGGGTGGTAGCGGCCATGGCGATAAGTCGGGTTGGTATGTATGTTTTGGTGACGGCATACCTGCAGGTAGGTTCGGTGACTGGCGATCAAGTGTTGAGATGCCGTTTCGCGCCGACATAGGACGGGAGATCTCTTCTTGGGAGGAAATGTCGCACACTCGCAGGCTCTCAGAGGCCCGCGCACTGCGGGATGCAGAGACAGAGAAGAAGCATGAAGTCGCTGCAAATGTCGTTGAGACAATTTGGGCTGGCTGCACTCAGGCCACAATCGATCATCCATACCTGAAGCGCAAGGGCATCGTGCCGCATGGTGCGCGGGTGACGGGGGATGGCCGACTTGTTCTGCCGCTGTATGACGAGCACTCGATCCTATGCTCCCTGCAGTACATCTCCGCAGATGGCGAAAAGCTATATCACGTTGGCGGATCTACAAGCGGAAAGTTCTGGATGGTAGATAAGTTCGATGAGCCCGGTACACTGTACATCGCCGAGGGGTTCGCTACCGCAGCAACAATAGCCGAGCAAACTGGTCGCCCATGTGTGGCGGCATACTCAGCATCCAATCTGGTTAAGGTCGCCGGAATCATGCGAGATATGTATGGGATAACTCAGGACATTGTTATCGTTGCAGATAATGATGAGTCCGGCGTTGGGCAGTCCCAAGCCGACCAAGCCTCTTTACTCTATAAGACGCGCACGATCACCCCTCCCGAGAGAGGGGATGCCAATGATTATGTGGCAGCGGGAAGAGATCTGTCAATCCTGCTCATGCCACCAAAACTCGACTGGCTCGTGCAGGCAGATGAGTTCTGCTCCAAGCCAGAGCCGATTACTTGGTTAGTCAAGAAGTGGATTCAGGCCGAGGCCCTGATCATGGTTCATGGCCCGTCAGCTGGCGGCAAGACGTTCGTGGTTCTGGATTGGATTCTCAGGATGGCGGCAGATATTCCTGATTGGTGCGGGGAGCAGCACAAGATCAAGCCGGGTGCACATGTGGTGTATCTGGCGGGTGAGGGTCACAAGGGCATCAAGTCTCGTGTGGCCGGGTGGAAGCATTACCATCGTATACCGCGTCTCAGGATGCACATCTCCCGTGATGGCTGTGATCTGAATACGAGAGAGGGCCTGCAGCGTGTAGTAGATAACATCAACAGCCTTGAGCATAAGCCTGCAATCATTGTAGTAGATACCCTGCATAGGTTCCTGCTCGGGGATGAGAACTCCTCGGTTGATACCAAGGGCATGCTGGATGCCTGCGCGATCCTGATGCGGAAGTACAGTTGTACCGTACTGTTGGTACATCATACTGGTGTGTCGGAAGAGTCACAGCACCGGGCACGGGGCAGTAGCGCGTGGCGCGGGGCGCTGGACATTGAGATCAGTATCGTCCCAAGCAAGCAGCGTGGTGGCCCCATCGAGATCGTGCAGCGCAAGAGCAAGGACAGTGAGCTTACCGACTCGGTCTGGGTGGAGCTCGAGCGGTTCGCGGTTCCGGGCTGGGATAACGAGGACGGTGAGCCATCGATGGCGGCAGCTGTGATTCATGTCGATGCCCCCCCAGAGGCCAAGAAAGATTCCAAGTTGGATGTCTTCAAGAAGACAATTACCGATGCATTTTGGAGCTCGGGCGCGGAGGTTCGGGATGGCAAACCGTACATCAGTCGGTCGGGGTTGGTGGAGAAATTGACGGCGGACGGGGTGTCGGACACCCTCATCGCACGGAAATTGAGGCCGGGGAGCTCGGATCAGCTGATCGGGGCACTCAGAGCCGATGGCTCCATCATAGATCAGGAGAATGGGTGGGTGGTTGCCGAGGCAGGTTGGTGTATGCAGTTGATTTTATTGAAGAACAGCAGGTAGCGTACCGGCGTACCGTACCGTACCGTGGCGTACTGGTACGTTTTATGACAAAAACGAGAATAGTGTACCGTACCGTACCCCCCTCTTTAGAGGGGGTACGTTGGTACGCTCGATGTACGGAAGATTGGGACAGTAAAATAAATGTTGACATATATTATGAACAGCGTAATATATTACACATCGAGGCCGCTTCGGCTGAGAGCAAAAACTGGAGATGCAAATGAACACAATCGATACCTTGATCGCACGAGTAGAAGAGTACAGGGCTACCAACAAATCCCCATGCAAGAATTACAAGACTCAGGCTGCCGCAGAAAAGGCTACTTCTAAAATGGCCCAAATGGCAGCAAACCATTTCGACAGAACTAAACGTGAAGCAGAATATGTAGTCGTATTCAACGCAGCGTGGGGTAGATGGATCGGAGCGGTGAACATGAACGAACTTGTAAATAGAAAAACATCAGTTGGTGGTTATGTCGGAATATGCAGTCAGTTTGGATTCTACTCATACTAACAACCCTCCTCCCTTCGGGGAGGATTCTCTGGAGATAACAAATGAATAACTTCGAAGTTTACGAAATTGCAAATACTTGCACCAATGACTTCTCATTAGATAAGCAGATTGAATTGGGCATCAACGATTGGATTGCAGAAATGCCTAATGGTCGAGTAGCTTTCGGGTGTACCAAGGATGAAGCGGTTAATAACCTACTTGGTTTCTGTGATGAGGTAGTAGAAAATTTCTTTGTATATTAATTTTTACTGGAGATACAAAATGAAATCATACGACTCGTTTATGCCAACAGACTTTCAGATAGGTGCGGCTTCCCTTCGGATACTCAATGAAGGGAACTGGATGCACAAAGAGCACTTCAATGAGATGGTCGATCAGTGGATCGAAGAAACCAACGAATGCAACTACCAGCAGTATCTTGATGAGGTGGCAGCATGAGAAGGCGCTATGACGATATGCCGCCAGCAAGCAAACCATTTTCTGCAGCACCTTGGCTCGTTGTACTTTGTATCGTACTCGCACTAGCACTCGTATCATCAATTGATAATAATTGTATCTAACCTAAACTTTGGAGATTAAAATGAAGAGCATCCT